CTTGTAGTATTGCTCCAACTTCTTGTACCACTCGCTGGTCCAGTGGTCGTAGTTGTCTATCTCGAATGTCTGGAATTCGTTGTTCTGTGTGCATATAAACACACGTCCGGCCTTGATGTTGGTGTCATACACCTTGTTGTGTGCCTCGCTGTAGGCGACCAACTGCATGAAGTAATCTTCTATCCACTCCTTCTTCTTGAGCTTCCTCGACTGTTTGAAGTCACATATGGCCGGTTGGCCCTTGTAAACCGCAACTAGATCTGTCGTTCCAGCGTACAGTTCTGGGTAGTGTAATGACACTTCTGATCCCCATACCTCACTGATGTCCTTTAATCCATTGTCAATTATCACATTGGCCATCGTGTGTGCCTTCTGCTGTATGAGATTCGATCCCGGGGTCCTGTCCTCGCCTTTCACATGCTTCTCGAGGCTACGGTGCATCACGGTTCCTATGTTGGCCGACTCTGTTGCAATCTGTTGTGCTTTTGCCTCTCCTATGCGTTTTTTCCATGCGTTGAGATGTGTCATGTCTTTTGTGGCGCTCAACACCGTGGTCACGCTGGGCACCAACCTGCCGTCGGGCGTTTGGTAATGTCGCTTGCCGTTCTTGCTCTGCCTGTTGAGCTCACCATATGGATACTTCTGAACGTAGGCTATGCCTTTGTTCTTAAGAACGTTTTCGGGTATTTTCATGTAGATAATTATACAATAATGAGTATATCAGATCAACCCCCTAAACCTTTTCCCATCAAAAAAGGACTTCCTTGCCAGCTCAAGTGGACACATAGCACGGTGTACCTTACCGATGGTGGCAGTTCAAGTTGCCATAGGGTCAATCAGGATCCACTTGAAGTTCGTAATGGTGAGTTGAATTTCCATAACCTGCCTGCCAAGTTAGAGGCCAGGCGAAAGATGTTGCGCGGTGAATGGCCGGGCAATGGGTGTGAACACTGTAAACACATCGAAGATGCTGGTGGAACAAGCGACAGAATGATACACCTTAACCTCGAGGGGACCACAGCACCGCCCGAGCTTGATAATGATCTGGAGGCGGTCGACGTTACACCAAGGCAGTTGGAAATATACTGGGGTAACACTTGCAACCAAAAATGTATATACTGCGACGCACACTACAGTTCCATGATACATCAAGAAGAAAAGAGATTTGGTTACTTCAAGAAAGACGGGGTGTACCTGGACTACGACAACTGGCGGATGAATCCAAAGATCGAGGAGCATACAGAGTTGTTGTTCAAATGGTTAGACAAAAATCTACAGCACCTACACAAGGTGTTTGTTATGGGGGGAGAGCCTTTCTTACAAAAAGAAACTTTCAGATTTATAGAACTTCTGGAGAAAGGCAATTATCCAGACCTTACTCTGGTCTTTTTCAGCAACCACAACATCGAATCCGAAAGGTTCAAGAACTGGACGGACAGGCTGGACAGACTCAACAAAAGTGGCAGGCTGGACAAGGTACAAATTTTCTTCAGTTGTGATGCATTTGGCAAAGAAGGTGAGTACGTCAGGACAGGACTAGACTTGAATGTGGCCCTGGGTAATTTCAAACATCTGCTGTACAACACAGACATAGACCAGGCAATCAACTCTGCACTGACTGTGACCGCCGTGCCTGGAATGCCAGAGATGGTCAGGCACATCAACAAGTGGTCCAAGGAAGTCAAACCTATCTACTGGAGCATGATGAAAGCAAACCAACATGACCAACCGCCCAGGCCTTACATGTATCCGGGCATCTTTGGCAGTAAGATCAATGACTGGGGACTCAGAGAAGCAGTAGATATGTTTGAAACGAAGACAGACGGCTTTGAGGATTCAGTGAAGCAGAACCACAAAAAGTTCATGCAGGGAAACATGATAGAATTTGATCAACGTGAACCAAGCCTTGAACGACAGAAGCAGTTCAAGATATACCTAACCGAACTTGACCGCAGGCGTGGAACTGATTTCACTAAAATATACCCTCAGATAGCAAGACTTTTAGAAAACCTCTAGCCTAAAAAACTATCTATCGATTTTTCAAGACCAGGGAGCAAGTTTCTCCAGGTGATCCCGGCACGATGTTTGTCTTGTAGGTCGTTGTATTTGATGAAACTCTGTAAGGTCTCTTTTTTGAATGGCATTGACTTGTCGTTGCTTTCGTGTAAAGATTTAATATGCGATTCAATTTGTTTTTTGTTGTCAACTTTATCCACTTTATGTAGTGAATCTTGTAGTTTTTTTGCCACGGACTTCTTGTACTCGTCAGGCAAAACAGAATAGTCACAGATCCGAGGCCCAGTCACTACACCGGTCCACCATACATCCACCGCAATATCATGTTGCTTTTCGAACTGTTCCACGTAATGCACTGTGTCAACCACGCTGTGTATGTTAAGCGACTGAAAGGTTGGTCCTATGGTCATCCTGCACCTGTCATTAGTTTTCATAATGTCAGCGTAGAACTTCAAAGACCTTTCAATAACTGGCCATTTTGAAGGGTAGCGGATGTAGTCATTGACATCTCCTATTCCGTCCACACTACCATAAATGCCCATCATTTTAACTTTCTTCAGCCAAGTGATCATTTTTGGATTGGTGTTGGTCAGATTAGTCGTCAAGGTGACTGTCTTTTTTTGTAGAGTGTCTTTTTGAAAACAAAATTCCAACAATTCATAGAACTCCTTGATTGCAGTTGGCTCGCCGCCAACAACATTGAGGTCACTGACATTATCACTTACGTAGTTGAAGATGTCATTCTTTGTTTTTGGGTTTTTGAACCAGTCATAAACTATTCCCAATTCAGATGTCCAGTTGTTCACCACACCACCTTGCTTCTTGAGCCATTCAACAAATCCGGGCTCTTTGTCACCTATCTTTAATAACTCTTCTCCTATCTTGTGACTGTATTGCTGGCTACACATCTTGCAGGCAAGGTTACAAACATTTCCAAAGTGTAGTTCTAGTTGTTCTATTTTGTTATTGACTTTGCCATCCACTGTGATTGCATTGTAATGTTCGTAGTCTTTCACGTTTCTCATGCTTTTGATACCTCTGTCCTCGAGGTCATAGCACCTCTTACAGATATCTAGCCTTTCACCCGCCAGCATTTTCTTTCTGGTTTCTATCATGTAATTGCTGTTCCAACTGTCTGAAATTTTATCTTTTGACAGGTTGTATTGGTGATACCCGTCGTTCTTTGTGATGTGTTCCGGAGACAGGCAACACACCTTAAAGTGTCCTGTGGTCTGAACGTACAGATGCTTCCAAGGATAGTTACAAAAAGTTTTTGGTGTATTAGACATGAGTCAGTAGTTCCTCGGGTGTGGTATTGCTTTCAAACTTTGCAACAAAGTTGTGTTCTCGATCAAATAGATACTTGTTAAAATTCCAGTCCGGCTTTCCATATTTTTGAAACAGTACATGGTTGAGATCAGTCTTAAGACAGACAGGAAACTGCACCGCATACCTGTTCTGTAGAAATTGCTGTATTTCGTAATTGTCACCTGGATCCTGACCCCCAAATTCGTTTGTGGGGAGGGCCACAGGCACAATTTGTCCTTGAGAAAACATTTGTTGGAAATTTTCTATCTGGTTTGTGAATCCACAAAAACTTGCAGAATTGAAAACCACAACGGGTTTGCCATGGTATTGGTCCGATGATATCAGTCCCGTCGCATACGTCTCGAGCTCGAGCTCTATCAATTTATCCATGTAAGTAATTATTGTTTACTTTCGTCTGTTCATGGCTGACTTGGCCATCTTCTTAACCACGTCTGTCGACCCTTGGTTGTCGAAGTCCATGGCAGGATCCTTCTCTGCTTCTGCGTCGGTCTTGATCACTATCTTCTCTTGGTCAAAGTCTGCTACTACGTTCTGCAGGTCACCGTCCTGGTCATAGATCCTTTTGAACACGTCATAGTTGAACGCCGGGTAACCCGTGTTGCTCATGATTTGTTTCACTGCGTCCATGCTGATGTCTGATGGTTGGTCCTTCTCGTCAGCGTCGCCCTTCATGTTCATCAGCACGTTGATCAGTGCCGCTTCCATGTCGCCGTCCGTGTTCTTGAATTCGTTAAATCTCACGGGACTACTTCCCCGCTAATTTGCTGTACAGTCTGTTTGAAGTCTCGAATACTTCTCTTGATTCTCTCTGCTCTCTGCCTTCTGGTTCCGTGCCACCTGCTTCGGCATCAGAGGCTCCAAACTCATCTGTCTCTTCTTCGCCGCCTTCTGAGTCCAGTGAGTCTAGATCTGTGTCCATGTCCATCGTGTCATCGGCTCCCATGGGTTCTGAGGCAACTTCTTCTCCGGTCAATATTCTTACACCGTTGTCTAGCTCTTGTCTAGTTGTCGTTAAAGTCGCTTCTGCCTGTTCAATCGCTGGTTGGATCTTTTGCATGAAAGCATCTGCCTTGTCTGCTCCCATCTCGTCTCTGATTCTGTCTGCCAGTTCTAGCATTCCTTCTGTCTTCATAGATGCTAGATCTTCTAGGTAACCTGTGACCTTGTCCATCATGTCCTTGGCCGCTAGTATTAATTCTGATTGTTCTTCAACACCTTCTTTGATCTTTTCATTGTCAGTCACTATGTCTCCTATGATCTCTTTCTTGTCCTTGTCCTGTATGCCAGGTGCGTCTTGTATCTTTTTGACTAAGGCCTTAGTCTTGGGATCTGACTTCATCTCACCCGAGCCATATTCATTAATGGCTTGATTAACGATGTCAAGCATCATTTGGCTTTTCTGATACTCTTCGTTCTTAAGTTCCTGTCCAAAGTGGGTGTTCTGTGTGATGTTGTGTATCTTCGTCCTGATGTGATTGGCCGTGTCTTCTAACTCTTCTTTGGTGTATCTGCTCACATCAAGCGTTTGATTAAATCTTGATTCAAATTCTGATAGCAATGACTCTGTTGTAAGTGGTTTTGTAAGTTCTAAGCTCTTCATACTGTGTTTATTTATTATCTATGCACCGAACGTGTCGTTGAAAATCTGCTGTATTCTAGACTTGCATTCGTCCGCTAGGCGGTTTGCGACGTCTAATCTGTCCCAGTAAACATCTTCTGTCAGTTCGTCCTTGTCCTTCTGTGCCTCCTTTATCATGCGTTTGGCACTCTGGATGTCAAACAGTTGGCTTGCAAACTTGGTGTCGAGGTCCATCAAATTTTGTGGCACTGGTTTATTATCTGCTAGATGGTGTGCGACCAATATTGCGCTCTGTTTGAGATTGATATCTTCATACAGTATGTTAGCCTCCATCATGTCTGCTATGACATAAACGTACCTAGTGCCTGTCCACTTCTTGGGGACAATGGCTATGTTGCCTATCAGTATGCCTTTGGAAAACTGTTTTGGTAGATGGCGGAAAGGTCTCTTTGCCTCTTCTTTGCGGGCAAGGTCTTGTAACTTGTTCTTGAGGCCATAGGCCTCTATCTGTCTTACCAGTTCTGTGTTATTTTTTGACATTCCGCACGATCCTTATGCGTCTATTTAAAGCATATTGAGTATCCGTGTCAAGTTTTTTCCTTACAAAGACGGCCTTGTCCGCCAGTCGCTTGGCCTGGTCCTGCAGTTCCGGTGTGAGTTGGCTGGCCTTGAATGTGAGGCTCCAATGCTGTTCTATGAAACGCATCTCTGCGTCGGTTACGTAAACTTTCACCCTAGGTGCTATCTGAATGTACATATATTTTTGGATTGGTAAAAGTAGTTATGATTAGCCCGGCATCTTCATCAGGATCACAACTACTGTTGATAATAATCCTGCGACCACAGTGCCCGCTGTGGCAATGATTGTTTTTGTCTGTGATTTGTGACCTGCTGTCATTTCTTCGTTCATTTTGCCTAGACGAAGTTCTATAGCACTCAGTCTATCGTGTAATCCTTTGTATCTCTCTGAGCAAAGGTCCACGTGTGCTTCTAAGTTCTGTTTCTCTAAATCTGTTGTACTCATATAGTTTTTTATCTCATTTTTGAGGTTGCGTACCTCGAATATTAGAGCCTGTAAATGAGCCTGTGTCATCGCCTATGTGAGCCTTTGTTTTAGGTTAAAGTGCCTTAATCAAATATTATTTATCTGAAAAACCAGCGTATGAAAAGTATGTGTTTAAAGTGTTTAGATTCTGTGTGTCAAAAGTGCTGAACGGAAAAGTTGCAGTCTCCTTGCAGAAACTCACTATCGGCACCTGGTGGAAGTCTCCTACAAGTTCTAAAACTGGATCCGTCTCATCACCGTATATGCCGGTCTGTTCAACAAAAAATTGGAAGTGCCATGAATTGTGTGAGCCCTCGTAAAATGAACCAAAACCGGAATTTCCCAGAGTGTCGTTGATCCTCATGGGCGGCTTCTCCCATGTGATGTTGGTCCTTATCTGGAGCAGTTGCACCATGGTACTGAAGTTGCTGTTTTGATTTCTCGCAGTGGCCAGGGTATGTTTGTCGTGTATCACATCACCTGCTGGCGTCTTGAACGGGAACTGCTGTTTGAGGTTACCATTGTCCGTGATGTCTACCAGGGTATGTATCCTATATTCATACATCTATGCTTGTCCACTTACTTTGTCCCAATACAGGTAATCTGGTGCCAGAAACTCTTCGAGCCTTTGCTTCCATTTCTTGTTTTGCCTTAGGAACTTCTCTAGTTGGGCTTTGCCCTTGTTTTCCATCTTTCTGACGTTTTCATCTTGATGCCTATGATTTTTGAATTTCTTTAACCTGCCATACTGTAATAATTTCTGTTTCCTACAGAAGTTTGCGAACCTATCTGCCAGATCACTGTCCACCTTGATAAAGTGATCTACCTTGACTTGATCTAGTATCTGCCACTGGCTCGTAGTGAACCTGTTAAAGTGAGGGAAATAGTCTTCCATCAGTTGCTCGTTCTCCCACCAAGAGTACCAAGGAAGGTTATTCATCCACGATCTCACACCCGACCACCAGCGTTCTTGTGGGTTCCTCACCAGGGCAAAAATTGGTGAGTCATCTTTTTGGTCAGTATGCATGTGCCATCCCTCTGTCCCATACTCCGTGGACAGCCAGTTCCTCATGGTTCCACTGGCACAGCAGGTCTGGTCCAGGTACCTGAACCTTGTGATGTGTGCTGGGTGCGAGTCATCCAATCTGTAGATTATTGGAGTGATGTCTCTGAGTTTACTGTCTGGCGAATTTATGATGGCCAGGGTTTGTTCTATTGGTGTTGGCATGCGATTATTTAATCGTAAAAAAAGGGCGAACCTAGAATATAGATCCGCCCTTTGGTAATATCAATTAGATATTATGCATCACCTCTTTGGTCGAACATTCCGACGAAAGTGTCAGCGTCACCGTTCACGTGACCTTCAGGTAATAACGTTCTCACTTTAACGTGTACGTTACCAGCCGAGTCACTGATATCAAGTGTTGCTAGGATGTCTGTCTCTAGGTCAGCCTCAGCGTCACCCACCACAGTTGCGTCAACGTCCATGTTGATGTCACCTGCAGAGTCAGCCGCGTTGAACTGTCCCGGTGTACCTTCGCATACGAACTGGTATGAGTCGATTGAGTCGTTGGCTTCGATCGCCGCAACTTCCGCCGCATCATTGACAGTGGCCTTTGCCGCTAATCTGTAAGAAGCGCCAAGTAGGGTACCGTTTCTGTTTACAACCTTTGTCACTTTGTCGAAAGCACTGTCAAGAGCTTCTGGCGTAGTAGCCGAAGCCGTGATGGCGTTGTCAAAGATAACCTCGATGAAAGTCAAACCTTTACCATTGAAAGACTGTCTTCTCGTCAAGTCAGTTGATCTGTTTTGTGTAATAGGCATTTTTTTTCTCCTCCTATACTAAACTATTAAGCATTTACACCAGTGTCCGAAGCACCTGTTGTGTTCGATGTCACTGTTGCACTTGAAATAGTTGCTGTGATTTTTGAGTTTGAGTTAAGCGCCTGGATCGCTGATTGGATAGCCGCCACAGTAGTCGTTGAACTTATAGTGTCAAGAGCGTCCGCTCTCACCATGTAAGTCACCTCTGTGTTACCGACAGCAAGACCACCCTTACCAATGATGTTCACACCTTGGTTTTGGATTGCCTCTTCGACTAACGCAAGGCCGGCCGTGTTGGCAGTTGCTAATGGATCAGTAGTCTCCGCGTTCATGGGATTGATGTAGTCAACTGTTAAGAATGCAACATCTACTCCCTCAAACTCGTTGTTCAAGTTAATTGCAAAGTTATTTTTAGAAATTGGCATTGTCTATGTCTCCTTACTAAAATTACTCTAACGTCGCTTTTCTCATCGCAAGGTTAGTAACGAAAGACGTTTCTGAACCCATGTCGATAGAGTCAACAGTTCCTAAGGCCTGTACTGCTGTGGCCAAAGTTCCTGCTGTTGCGTTTGCAGAACTTGTTGTTAATGTAAAAGTACCACCTGCACTTGCTGGTGATCCTACGAATTGGTCAGTGCCCTCAATTATGTAGTTCTTTTCTACGTTTGAGTTAACCAACGGACCCGCACCTACGATGTTTGCGTAGATTTGGATTGTTTTCTCAACCACATCAATGGTGCTGTCTTTGGCCGTCTTAGCCGCAACAGAACTTGGGAATGTTTGGTTCAAGAACTCAAGGTCTTTACCTAAAAATTCACCTGATGCTACGTGAGTTGTGTTGTTTTCACTTATTGCCATTTTTAATCCTCCTTTTTATCTGATTACAATGACTGTGACGTCGCTCAGACATCACGTTAAATGTATTTATTGGCAAATTTGGTAAATTAACCGCTAATATTAGGATTTTTGTTCTTCTTTACAGCATTTACACATGCAGTCAGGACAATCGAGGCACTCTGCACACGATCTCTCACAGTGGTGTTCACAACCACATTCACATACACATTCAATCATGCTGTTATTTAACTACCCCACAGGGTTGAATCTCTGCAAACATTTCAAACAGTCACAGGTCTCACAGTTCTCACAGTTCTTGCATTCTTCATCACAGTGCCGCTCACAAGAACACCTGTGGCATCGTTCTTCTCTCTTAGGCATTGATCTCCTTGAATTTTCTTTGTATGTCTGTGTTGGGCAACTTTGATTTGAGATATTGATTTATTTTGTCGATCACTTGTTTTTTTGTCCGTTTGTCTAGATTACCATAGTTGGCCACCGATCTGCGCAGGTTACGATAGTTGGCGTCGTTTATGTTCAATGACCTCTCCAGCATGGAAAGGTTACTATAATGATCTTCGAAACTTCTGAGGTATCTTCTCACGGCCATCACGGGCAATGTTTGCCTTTGCCTCATGGCCTGTGCCTGGTTCTTGTTCTTGAGTTTTTTAGTGATTTCAGGGTCTCCCGACACTATTGCCATCATGTTTGCAAGATCATTGTTGATCATCCTCACCTGGTCAAAGGTGCCCTTTGCCATTGTCTGGTCTGCGTACATTTTGGTAAAAGACTGTGTCTGTTTCAACTGACTCATCAAGGCCAGTGCTAGGAAACTCAGATAAATTCTCTCTGTGACTTCGGGAAAAGTGAATCTCTGCAAGTCATTATGCCGTCTTATCACTTTACCCTCAGATACATACTTAAGAAATGGTGTTAGCATACACATATTTATAGACGACATGCAACGTAACTTTATATTGACCGACGTGATGAAGACAGGAGATCACCTGTCATACGAAAGATTCATTGACTACAACACAATGGAAGGACAGAAGTTTGACTACACAGGTGAGTATTACACACTGCATGGTTTTGACTTAGACAGTTACGATCGTAGGTTTGCGTTCATAGACTCGCAGATACACAATGACAGGATGATAGGCAATCAAGCATACAAGGATGACCTTGCCAGGCGCCTAGAGTTGTTGCACCAACAGGGTTTTGTATTCATAAAGGCCTGCCCATGGGAGTCGCAGGAAAACATAGACACAAATACATTCCTTGCAGGCAAGCCTATGCCCGAAGTTGATATTCCTTATCCCTACATGACATGGACCGGAGGCGTGTCATGGTTCTGGTATTACATGTATGACAAGCATCATGCCAACTCATTGAAATTCACACACCGGCACAAGACACATGATTTCTTGTATCTCAATAAGGGTGCGAGGGCACACAGAGTAAAACTGTATGACAAACTCTTGTCCACTGGCGTACTCGATAACAGCATACACACTTTCATAGAACGTGTGCCACCAAGACGACTGGATAAAAAATACGAGTTGCCTGGAATAGATCCAGCAGACTATCCGAGGTGGGGCAAAGATCAAGACATCTATGAGCCACCATACAACGATACTGCGTGTTCGCTGGTGTCAGAGACCAACGACTCAAACAACGAAGTCTTTATGACAGAAAAAATATGGAAACCTATCATGGCGCAACATCCTTTCGTGGTGCATGGGAACCATCTTTACCTACAAAAATTAAAGGAGATCGGATTCAAAACTTTTGGATCTTACTTTGACGAGACTTATGACCTAGAACAAGATCAAGACAAGAGAATAGACAAGATAGTAAATCTATGTAAAGATCTACTTTCAATCAATTGGCAGGATCTATATTTGCAGACACAATCACTACGCCAACACAATTACAATACATTATTCGATAAAGATAAAATGTCGAAAGAAATTAATAAAACTTTAGATCTATTTCTTGAATTTGCTGACAGCAGTCAAGTTCCTTCTTGAGAATCCTAATCTATCTACAAGTTTCACGGCATTACCTGTCTTGTCCACGGCAACAAATCCTTCAGGCTCTGTGACTTCTAGGCCACCGTCCGTTTGTTGGAAAGATCCTATTGCCTGTGCTTGGTTCATCTTCTTCAACACAAAGGCCTTCATCGTCTGCACTGCCTTATAAAAAGTCAACATTGCCTGCAAAGGTTTCTTAGCCCTGTTCAGGAAAACAGGCATCTGCTTCATTTTATCTTGCCTTAACTGCAGGGCTTTCTGGGCCTTGAGTCCAGATATCTGCTGTTGCATCCTATCTGCGTAGAATTTTTTGAATCCCTGTAGGAACTGATTGACGTTGCCAGGCAACTGCCCTTGTTTGACCATTGCATTGATATACATCTGGAACATGGGAACAAAGTCTTGATTCTGTCCTAACACGCTTGATAAGTTCGTAGGCACTGCGTTCAGCAACGTTTCTAATTTTTCTATACCGCTAAAGAACTTCTTGGTCTCGTCGTTTGTAAATTTTGCACTGCCAGACACATCCTTGTAGGTTGCATTGTCAAAGAACACGTCAGGACTTTTTGTGAATGAATCAACGTCCGCTCCTGCTTGAGCATTCATGTCAGCCAAAGAGTCGCCAACATAACTTGTATGAAATATAATTCCAACTTTCGCTCTGTCTACCTGTGCCCCGAGGCTTCCTTGTTCAGGTACTGCATAAGTGATCGTGTTCGGCGTAAATGTTATGTGGGGTTTGCCGTCTACATTTTTCCTAACTATGTCTTCGTCTGTGAAAAGTAAATCACCTTGCACAACTCCTCGGATGTTCAGTTTCTTTAGATGAACGAGACACTTCAACAACTTCTGGCCAAGATCTTCGGTTCCGTGATTCTTAGCGATGTCTTTTTTAGTGTAATTGATTTTGGCATTCTGAGCAAACACTGACTTTGTGCCAACGAAAAATTTTCCATTTGCAGGATTGGTTCCACAGACCACAGCAGGTGCTCCGTCCCACTTCACGGACACGCTCATTGCTTCTGAACTGGTCCCCTTCAATGTAAGCAACAGTCCTCTGAAATACTCCACAACGGCCTTGCCACCTTCGTAACCATCGGTAATGATGATGTCTTCTATGTGTTCTAGATGGGTCCTTTTAAATTCAGTAAGGACGTCTTCGATGAGCATAATTAGTCCTCGTTGTATTCACCGTCAATTGTCTTGAGGACATTTTTCTTGATGTCTTTGTTCTCCTTGATTCTAGCCACTCCTTTTGAGAATTTTGAGCTGTCCATGGCTTTCATCGATGAATAGAATTTTTTCTCTAATTTGAATGCGGTGTCCTGGTCAAAGTTTTCGCGAATGTAGGTCATTAGCCTAATTGCTGAGTCTAAGATGTGTGAGGCACGGCTCTCGACCACTTCTTCTTTGTCTCTTTTCAAAGGCATAGAACTCAACTCTTCTAATAAACTTTTAGTATGTTTTTGCATTCTAATGGTATTTACTATCAATTGTACTACAATTAAAGCAAATGTCTACTGGTTATTTTGTTTAAATGCGTTCGTCCTATAACTAATTTACAATGTATTCAAAAAAACAACTGTTCCGGCGTATGTATTCACATCCTGACCCAGATATTGACATGGAGGGCGAGTTTTGGCCAATGATGGGTATATTGGCCACTATACTTGGCCTGTGGACAGCGTTGGTGCATTTGATAGACTATCTGACCTTCGATAAGATTCCATGGTGGGCGGAACCTTTCACTATTATACCGTTGTTTTTGGTTATCATTATGAAAGAACTTTATAACAGTCTCAATCCATTGCACTGGTGGCCCATGTTTTGGGGGTACCAGGTCAAATTGCCAGACCAAAGTCGGATCACTATCAGGCCACTCGACGAGGAGGCCATCTATAAGAAGTATGGGGGCAAGTTCAACGTGTTCATAGTCGACTACGAACAGATCAAGTTCCGCAAGAAGAAAGACGCGGTATACTTTGGACTCACTAATGTTATTTCTTAGTGCTAGGCATGAAAACAGCACCATGAACTTGGTCATACAACTTTAACTTGTCTGAAAGTTCCTTGACGATCTGTTGGTACTCGCTTACCTGTACCTGGAGATTGCCTACTTCTCCTTCTAGCATTCTTATTTTTTGTTGTAGGTCTTCCATTTATCCTCCTTTGTTTTTTAATAGATGTAATAGTTCCTGAAGATACACTTCATGATCTAGTTTTTTGAATGATTTTGTAAAATCCAACTCTTTGTAGAATCTATCCCTTGCACCTTTATCAAAGGTAGAGTCGTCTAATTTCTTACACACGGTGTCCTTGCCAATTTTGAGATCACTCAACTTTTCTTTTATGAATTCCTTCTGTCCTGCATTAAAAATCGAGAAAGAGTAATGCTGTGGGGTGTCCACAAAATTCAGCATCCATACCAACTTGTTCTGCATCAACCATTCTGTGAGCTTGGGTAGGTGCAGTACGTTTAGGCAACTGATAGAGGGTGCAATCATTAAAGTGAAGCATGATTCTTTCTGGAGTGCCTTCATTTCTTTCAAATTTTCTTCGACGTCGTGCCACCTGCCGTTTGACCTAATATATTCAAAAAGGTCACCAGTTGCGTCAATGCTTAGACACAAATCTATCTTGTTGAAATGCGTGGAGATTTCTTTGAGCTTGTCCGGCACAGGCACGGTCCCGTTGGTGACGTAGGCCAGGCTTATTTTTTTAGACATGCCTTTCTCTACTAGATGTTCGAGTACATTCAAGTGGTCAAAGTTTTTGAAGGGCTCGCCTCCCAGCACCTCTATTGTTTCTAGGTGCGTCAGGTCGTTAGCCAGTATCGATTCTACCGGAGTCCTTTTGTATGGTTTTTTGTCTAGCATCTTGTCACCAAGTTTGGCTTGAAACTCGATCCACAAGCCAGAACTGATTTCTGGCTGACAGGTTCTGCAGGCAAGGTTGCATACGTTGCCGGAATCTATCACGAGGTGCTTCAATTGTTTACTTTGGTTCTCCTCCTCTGTCTCACTTTCTGTTTTGTGTTTTGAAAATTGCTGTCTTTTAGACACAACACCGTTTTTTTCACAGGTCCAACAGAAATCGCAGAGTGGATTTTTGATACCATTCGCGAGATCTTCCCTGAGAGTCTTTAACTCCTTGTCGTTGTTCAGTGCATGATGGCTGTCAAATTTGTTTTGAGATTTTATGTGACAACACACGTGCCCTTGTCGGTAGTCAAACCCTGCTGTAGCCAGCGAACAATATGTGTCTCTATTCATTCCCATGGAATTATTTAACATGGCGAAAAATATTAAATTTATTTGCCTTGTCCCCTATAAGACTTGTAAGATCTCTTCTTGTGCTTGTTCATAGAGCTCATTTTTATTCGACTCTTGTTCTTGCCTTGTGAAGTCTTTTTGGGTCTTCCTGGTGTGTATCCAGATGTGTTGTGTATAGCCATGTTGTTATTATATAGTAGACACAATTATCGTCAACCTGTATAATGTAAATACAAATATGATCAAGTTCGCCCTCAAGTGTGAATGTTCCGCCAAGTTCGAAGGCTGGTTCCCAAGCAACGAAGACTACGAAAACCAGTTGGCAAAGGGACAGTTGTTATGTCCCATGTGCGACAGCACCCGAGTGCGTAAAGACATAATGGCACCCGCGGTTGGTAAAAAGTCCACGGCGAGAAAACGAGGCAAGGCCAAAATGGAAGAGCTCACAGGAGATCAGATGGTTATGGGAGGACAGGCCCGGACACTGCTGAAGCAGATACAGAATCATGTGGAGAAAAATTTCGAGAACGTTGGTAAAAAGTTTGCTCGGGAGGCCAGAAAGGCACACAATGGTGAAAGGAATCTGGAGTTCTATGGCAAACCCACAAAGAAGGAAGTCACTGAATTAACAAATGAAGGCATAGACCTGTTCGCGGTGCCCAAGGTCAAAGACAATTAGTCGCAAGAACACTGGCTTTCCTAGCCGGTTGACTTTATACACTTCTTAGTATATAATTGTAGCATGATTCGTAGGATAACAGAGATTGAAACTCCGGCGCATCGTAAATTAACAAACAAGGAAAGAGGAACAATATGCTAAAAGGTATGTTTAATACACTTTTTCCAACTACTAAGAAGGAAAATAAAACCATGGCAAACTCAACTCAATACGTTGTATACACAAGAAACTTCAGATCAAGAGCGAAGCAGATTGGTGTATTCGCCGAGCCGGCTTCTTCATACAAAGTGAATGGTGAAGTACACGGTGGTAAAATCAAGTTCAAAAACCTAGCAGTAAAAAACACTGCAAGAAAGACAGCGACTAACAAGTTGTTATCTAAAGGTATTGATTTTACAGTAGAAGTTTTAGGTGTTGCACCTAAGAACTCTGCGTTGACTATGAAGTCAAACATCATTTCTTTATTAAAGAAATCAGGCAGAAAAGTAATCAACTACTCTGCTTAATTCCCAATAGTTAAGTTGTTGGAGTGGGCGATAGCAATATCGCCCTCTCTTTAAAGACATAAGTAAAGATGAGACAAGAGTAACAAGACAAGACGCAGAAGACATAACAAACCTCCCGCCCTATTTTAGATACAGACTACCTCATAAAATTAACAATAACGAAAGAACAAACATGAGCAATCAAGGAACAGTGAAATGGTTCAACGCCTCAAAGGGTTTTGGATTCATCGCCTGCGAAGACAAGGATGTCTTCGTACACATCTCAGCAGTGGAGGCCTCAGGCCTGAACTCGTTGAATGAAGGTGACACTATTACGTTTGAAACACAGGATGGTCCTAAAGGACCTAGTGCTGTGAATCTATCAGTAGCGTAAATTTAGAGTATAAAAGGGGTGGTAGGCGACTATCGCCCTTTTTTTGTGGCCGTTAAATACTTTGGTAAAAAAAGTAGAAATTAGAACAGATGATTTGAATCGTCTGTGAAGATACTTTCAACACCGGGCTTAATCCAACCATTGGAATTAATCAATGCAGTTTTCCTGGTGTTGTATTGTTCGGCCCAATCATCGCCTGGAGCCGTCCCAGCACCTTTAGTTCCAAAATCGAAGGTATATTTCAACTGAGTGTTGTCTCCGTTGTCGTCAGCGACCAGAGCCCATTGCACATTAGTGCAACATTCGTCTATCACTGCCAATGCCTCGTCTGTAAAAAAGAATGTCTTCGCCGCATCTGTGTCTGCGAAAGATTGTTTTGTCGCCCAATCATGACTAGGTTGACTGATTATTTTGGTATTTTTGTTATATGTACCGAATAGGTTATCTGAATTTGGCATATTTTTAAAACTCCGTTTTACTTGCTGTATTTACCATAATACACCACATTATCCGCTTTGGGATATGATCTCCATGGATCAAACACGATGGTTTTTGCGTCACAGGTGAAATTATCACTTTCATGCACCCTTACAATCACCTCCACAGGGTTGTCAAATCCTTCTACTATCTGTCCACCGTGCTTTTGCACGTAAAACTGCACCAGCAGGCTATACGAACCATCGGTCATGTCCGTGTCCGGCTTGTATGAATCTGAGCTGAACCATATGTTTTTTCCATGTTTCAATATGGCCAGAGCCATGTGTTCGGCCTGCTTTTCTCTGGCTGTCATTATGCTTCCAAACAGATCATATTGGAGGTCCAATTTCTTTGCCAGCCATCTTAGAGCAATGTTATCCCTGGGATGGCAGGAGCCACCGTCACCCATCCCTGGTTTCATGTACGCATCACTGGTTATACGTTTAGAACTTTTAGAAAGTGCATCTGTCACCACGTCAACATTCACATTGCCTAGTTTTTCTGCCACGTCCTGTATCATGTTGACCAAAGCAAGTTTGTTGCTGATGAAAGTGTTGTAGAATATTTTCATACTTTCAACTTCTTCCCAGGTGCCTGTCTCTATCCTAGGATAGTTTTCACAGACCATGTTGTAGAAGTTTTTCAGTATTTCTGTCCTGTATCTGCACAAGGGACCTTTATCTCCCATCTCTGTGCCTATCATTATCATTTCTGGATTGACCATATCACTCGCAACAGTGCCCATCGCTATAAGGTAAGGGTTGTAAACCAAACCCACGTTTTTGCACAGTGGTGACAACTGGCTACGGATTGTGCCAGGCAACACCGTGGATACCAACACGACTATTTGATCTTTGTGGCAGACGTCATTGATCCTGCCGAGAGTTTTCTTGACGGCATCATAATTGAAGTCCTTTACTTCTTTATGGCTGGTCGGTTCTCTGCCATCATACCCTTCCTCGTGTGGAGTTGGCACCGCAATGAAAATGATGTCTCTGTCATGCACAGCCTCCTTGAGGTCATTCTTGACCTTTATCAGTTTGCCCGACTTGGGTTCGGTGTCATAGCCGGTCACATCAAATCCTTTTTGTGCTATTGCTTCTGCACACGGCATGCCTAACTTGCCTAAACCAACAAAGGCTATCTTTGTGCCATAAATTACTTTGTGTCCAAAGAAGTCGTCCAGTATTCCCATTATGCCCTTTCTAGGTCACAGGTCACGCAGTGGGGTCCACCGCCCAGTGTCCTTGATTGTGTGAGCGGAACTTCTATACAGTTGAATCCCTCCGCCCTCAGTTGTTTGACCAAATCTTTCTGCACGGGATCTATCATCACGGTCTCCTCGTCTATGCTGAGTATGTTCATGCCGATCCATTTTGATGCGTAAGGAAATTGTGAAAATGAACCGTCGGCCATGTCATGCAACCATATCTTCCTGTATGATTTAAGGAAGTCTGGCAGTTGGTTTGTGTTTTGTACCCTACTTGCATTTATCATTACTAAATCTTTTTTCAGTGACGTCAGCGTTGAATCGATGTGTGAATGTGTGTAAACCTTGTCCCACACTATTACTTCGAACTCGTTGCCAACTACTTTTTGTAACCACTTGGCTCCTATGTAATTTGACGTGCTGGTCTTCATGTACAGCAGTTTGTCATTGAATTTCAAAACATTGGCGGCGTCAAAGATAGGATATCTCTCTGTTAGTTTTATCTTGTTCAGGCCCATCACGCACTCCGCCGGTTCCATCCTTGCTCGTGGTGCCGCGATCCATCTGCATCCGTCCCGCATGGCCTCCTGCTTTATCACATCATAGGCATCAAACTCCCTATACCTACTCACGAAAGGTGTTGGACATTCAATGGCCATGTTGCCCACAGTGAGTATGAGATCCCTCGGAGAGTAGGAGTGCATACCTGAGGTCATATGTTCGTAGTGAGTCACTGTCCTTTTGTAGTCGAGGATTTCTGGACGGAAAACTTTTACGTCATTGTCTTCCAGGAGATCCTTCATTCGCAGTAGGTCGTCGTTGGCCTCCTTAATGACCGATCCCGATATCGGTCCCTTGGAAATTTTGCCTGGGTGCGTGTTCAAGTCTGCCAGGCGGTCAAAGAAGATGTCTCCTGTGGGCCAGTTGGCTCCATGTGGCCTGCCCAGTATCACAGACTTCAATCTGTCGTATTCGTTGCGTGTGGAAATTTTCATGCTGGTATTTAATATAACACAAGTTGGTGCTACAAGCAAGATTTTATTGCCACCTAAGACAACCACAGGTAATTACCAGTGTATGAAGACCATAGGATTCTTTGGAGACAGTTTCTGCGCCAGGAACCAGCCCGAGAGCTGGTGCAACATCCTGCAGGAGAAGTTGGGTTGTGCGAGGCCACGCTGGTTTGGTCAACCGGGTCGTAGCATATGGTCCACCTTCATGCACTTCAATCATCTCATCAAGATGGATCGCGTGCCGGACGTCAGCGTGTTCTGTTGGACCGAACCCTACAGGCTTTACCATCCCAGTTTGATACTGAGCGCCAACACCCAACCCATGGAGGGTGTGGACCCAAAGGTGTACGAGGCACTGGACGACTACTGGAAGTACCTACACAGTTATGACAAGGATGAGATGAGTTACGAGTACTCAATACGGCATTATGACGAGCATGTTCTATCCAAGGTCCGGGGCGAGGTTATACAGATGTGGAGTTTCAGGCCATTCGAGACAGCGGGCAAGGACGCAGGAATCAAACTAACCACTGGCACGTTCATAGACGAGAGCATTTTTGCATTCAGTGGTGGTAAAGACAGTTGGGGCCGTGGCACGATAAATCACATGACCGCAGAACAGAATCAACAGTGGGCCGACAAAGTTTATTTACAGATTCGCTAATGGCTCGCTATTGGCTCGCTATTAGGCCTTTGATTTTTTTAGATTATTTTGAGTAGTCTGGAAGAGGTCCGCCGTACTTCTTGCCCTTGATACGTTTTCCCGACACCTTCATGGTCTTGCCGCCCACCTTCTCTTTGCGGTTGCCGGTGCGTTTCATTTTGCCCTGTGACTTGCAACTGCTGACCCATGATGCGGGCAGGCTGGACATGGGCTTGGAACACACGCCCTTTGGTGCAGGTCCTATGTTTTCGTCTGTGTTGTAAATTTCGTAGATCCTCATTGTGCTTGTATTTAACACATCTATTGGGGTCGAGTTGATCTAGTGCAAGACAACGCAGGCGATCTGTAGTGCGTTTAGGTCTTAAGTGTAGGCGTATAAGGTTTAACATCAGTTGCTGTAAGGTTAGTTGTAAGGTGTAAGGTACAATAAATATCAGTATGAAGATAGCAGAATTGGTAATAGCACCAAAAGAATCTAAAGACACTACATCTTGTGGCACAACATCTAGTGCCATCAAAGGAGGCCAGACACAAGATATAGTATCACAAAATATCGTGCCAGAAATGGTGAATGGTGAAATTGAATCACACCCAGACCATTCCGCCATTGCGGAAGGCGTCAGCCAAATCTTCAGACGAAAGAAGGGCGGTGCTCCTCAGAAAGGGTTCAGATGTAGTTCCGGACCTAGGAAAGGTCGTATCGTAGCCAAACCCAGCACCTGTTTCCAGAAATTGGATCCGGTCAAGGGTAGTAAGATCAAAAGGAAAAGAAAACAGAAGGCCGCGATAGCAGGCAAGAAACTGGCCCAGACCAAGAGATCAGGTGCGGGTTCGTTGAGGTTGAAGGGTGCTCAGATCAAGAGAACCAGCCAAAAAGGACCAAGTTTCAAGGGCAAGTTGAAAGGCAAGGCTCCTGTGAAATCAAAAATAGTCCGTCCGAAATAAGAACAGTTTGGAAATTTTGGTTAGTCGTCTAGTTTGATGCCATCATCCTCCAAGGCCTTGGCTACCACGTCTCTCGGACTATATGTCCATACCGTGAAGCCAGCGGAGTTCATCTCGTCCTGGTCCACCACTGCCGTTATGCCCGATGCCTTGAGGCTAGAATGGATGCTGGGTACGATGCTCCTGTCCATGTCTAGATCCCAGTCACCTATGTCGGCAACCTGGAAATGATGTTTATGAGTTTCTGTCATTTCAGTCCTCCCAATTTGTAGATTGAATCTTTTGTTAATGTGTGAATCTCCTCATAGAAAGAAGGTCCCCACTCCTCGTTTTTTGTCTTCTGCTCTATCTTGCCAGCGGTAATGATGCCCTTGTAGATCACTGAAGCAGGATCTGGACTTGTCTGGTCTCCACCACCTGCCACTGTAAGAAATATTCCAAATATAGTTTCTAATATCATCTGAACTTACTCTCCAAATGTAATAGGTGCTCACGGCACCAGTCTTCGATCTCTTCCTTGGCTGGTATGATCTCGGCCTCCCTGTACCCGTATCCAAGGCACACATCGTGGAATCTCTTGCCAAATGTTTTAGGTGACATCAGGGCGTCATCTCCCCATTGTGTCATGCCCTCCAGGTAGTCACCCTTGATATAAGTCTCAGTCATCTCCTCGAAGATGTCTTCAATTGATTTTGTTTTTAGTCCTCCCATCATTATGCCATCTCCTCGATTACACCTAGTTCTAATATTCTCTCAATTATCCACTCATCCGGCATACCCGTTCTGGCCTTCATCACACCGTATGGCATCTCGCCTGAGTTGGCGTAGTAGTCATATAGGTCATCATAGCACTCATCACCATATGCGATCTGGTCCACGTCTGTGATGTTGTGGAATTCTAATATCTGTTTGATTTCATCATGTTCTGATCTCATATTGCCTCCCTAAATCCGTACCATGGAGTTGGATATCCGTTTGGTCTATGTTCTGGACCACAGATTCCAAAGTCCCAATGGTTCCTGTTCTCATCTCCACAAATAATTTCTTTGAATACCGTTCTCGCTCTATCCAAAGTCTTGAAAGGTCCTGCGATTTCTGAAGTAGATATAAGTTCGTATCCATCACCTGGAAGATAACCCATGTTCAGTTCAGTAATATAAAAGCCTTTCTTTATTGCGAAAGGATTCACATCTCTTTTTCTTGCTCTCTCTTTATACATTTTCAACTCCTTTATTATTGTAGGATACCGCAGACGCCTCGTACTGACCACGAATGTGGCTTTTATAAGTAGTCTTAAGAATCTGCAACCTTGTATCCATAACTCATAATAACATGGATCCTACTACGGTCAACCTGGCCGTGGTATATTATATAATATAATGCCGACTATGAATTGTGCCATCCTGTGAGACCAACTACTACATCCTGTGGGTGTGGCAGAAAACCTCCATTTTATGCGACTTTCTAGCGGAGGTTGACCATATTACCATCCATGTTATACTGAATTATGAACAAAGGAGTTGAAACAATGTATATGAAAATGAAAAAGATGATTGAAGACATCGGTGTTTTGAACAACGATGAATTGAATCAAGTTGTAGAGGCAGTGAAGTTGAGAAGAAATCAATTACACTTCCAAGACGCCCACTCACTAAAATTCGGTGACAGGGTTTCGTTCCAAGGCAGACACGGTATCACGGAGAATGGTACTGTTGAAAAGGTAAAGATCAAATATGTGTTGGTTAGAACTGACAGGGGTCAGAGATGGAATGTTCCAGGATCTCATCTTACTTTGATCAAATCCAAGGAGGCGATTAATGCCTAATTGGTGCGATAATCAAGTCACTATCACGGGGCCGAACTCCGTGATAGACAAGATAGAGAAGATTGTAAATGAAGACGACAGTCACAAGAACACAGGTCTTCTTAATTTTTTCCATCCAATGCCTAAGGAGTTGAGAGACACGACGGCGGATGGCAAGGAAGACAAGAAGTTGATCAAGAAGTACGGCTACTCAGACTGGTACGGTTGGGCCTGTGATAACTGGAGCACCAAGTGGGAGGTGTGTGAGTTCTATGGCGTTGATAGACAATATCTAACAGAACAGAGTGAGGGCGAATCAATGATTTCATTCGCATTCAGTTCAGCCTGGGCACCACCAATTGGTGCTTATGAATATTTCCTTGCCAAGAACGAGGAGTGTACCTTAAAGGCGCATTACTACGAAGGTGGATGTGACTTCATGGGAATCTTTGAAAATGGCGATGACAGATGTTATCAACCTAGCAATTACAATTCTGACAGCAAGTTCTTCGAAAGCGGAGACGGATGGGAGTTGGATGACTACTTTGGAATCACTGAATCGAAGGCAGAGTGGGAGGCAGAACAAGAAGCAGAAAAAGAAGACGTCCATGAGTATGTGAAGGGCAATAAGATCAACATAGGGGAGGAGGCCTAATGCCTAAATTTTTAATAAAGGTAAGACACGGAATCACGACAGGTACCAGCACCAAGACAGCAACGGTTGAGGCAAAGTCAAAAGAAGAGGCTCACAAGATGCTGATGGATGATGGCAATGTCGGTCCATTCTTAGATTGGGAAGAAGACTTCGATGTGGAGTATGACACATCACCCCAATATTACATAAAGGAGACGGTCTAATGCCAGAGAAATATTTTCCATTAAAGGACGAGGCTTGGGAGGACGAGTTGTTTGACGAGATACAGAAGGGCGACAAAGTTTGGTATGAAAACAATGTTGGCCAGGTCTGCAAGGCCAAGGCCGTGATGATAGGACCGATGGGTTGGGTCTGTGACATAGGCAACGGACAGCCTGTGGTGGTCAACGAAGGATACAATTATCTAGGCCACAAGCCTGTGAAAGGCAGAGAACCAGACCATTTGGGTCATTTTCTAAATTCACATAGAGACTGATGGCGACACTAGAACAAAAAAAGAAACTGATCAAGACTATTAAGAATCCTGTCAGGTACTTCCGACTGAACTTCAGCCGATACGGTGGAGAGGTCGCAATGGGCACGATAACCAAGGACCAATACGAGTACTGGACAGACAATGACGGCTTCGAAGAATACATGGGCCAGGTGGACTTTGATGCCGAGGAGGCCAACAAGGAGATACCCAAACGGGCACAGTTCGACAGACCATTCTACGAGTATAGCAATATCTGTCATCTATCAGGACCGGAATGGGCAGACTCACAGACCATGTACATAGAGGAGATAGACAAGGATGGCCAGCCTCTGGAAAACGAAGATGGCGGTTATGTACAGGACATCCAGCACGACTTCGAGGACTTCGAGAGCCTGGGAGCGGAAATCATATGTGATGAAGAGCATCATGCGTCTTCAAAAAGTTGTGAGAACGAATACTATGTCTTCGGACAATACTTCAACAAGGGTGGTTGGCACACGCCAGACATCATAAAGACAGGACCGGATGGCATTGAGATGGATAAACTCAAGATCAGATACACCAATGCAGATGGATTCAAGGTGTTCAATGAAGTGGAATACGACGGTGAAGCCTATTACCTAGAAGAAGACAGCACCGGCAAGAGTTCAAGTTTCTATGTGAATTGTGGAGAGAAATTGAATGGATAGACTGATAAAATTCTGCCTGCCCAAAGACATACAGGCATGGCTAGATCAATATAAGGCTCCTACATATGAATCGGCCTTTGCCAAAGATATTCCAAATAGTTTGGAGAACCACCAAATGGCGAGTAGATTGGCAAAGGTCGTCAAGATCAGGAAGAAGTATCGTGGCAAGTCTAGATATGGATACACTAGGCCATCGGCTTTTTGCCATAAAGAGTTCGCGGATAGATTCGCAATATATGAAAGATAATTTGAAATGGCACTATATCTTGTGTCGACCACAGGTTGTGGCACTAGATGTTGTGGTTTTTGCCAGGTTGACGCTTTTACCAGCCATGTTATACTGAATTATGAACAAAGGAGTTGAAATGCAAAAAATAGACTATACAAATAAACACGGAATCATGGTTGGATACATAGACAGAAGTGACAATGTGGTTGCCGTTGAAACAGGTTGGAAGACTACACCTGAAGCAATGACACAGGTTTTGATGGGTCAATACAATTCAAAGGAAATGGCTCAATCACTTGTGGACTCACCAACACTTATGCCAACTTTCAAAAAAGACGACTATTGGTATGTGGATGGATTTGGTGATGTTATTGAATCTAATTTAAGTTGGAACAAGGAAGAGATGAGAAAAAATGTTGGTCATTTGTTCTTGTTCATGAAAGGTACTTGGCAATATTCAGACAACGGTATTGACTGGGAACCGGCTATTGAATGTTTTAAGGAGGTGGCGTAATGTCAAATATAGGTGATAAGATGAGATACAATATCAAGGACTATCTCTCAAAAAAAGAAGTGGACAAATTGATGGATTTGTTCAACAAGATAAAGTTGGACCTGTCCGATACGAGTTTTCCAACAAGGACTAACAGGTTGGAGGCTGTGGAGAACATGAAGAAGGTTTTGGAGATCCACAATTATGTGGTCAGTGAGTATGACCCAGACAAAGGCATTTGGATTGAACCTAGTAAGAGTGAAAGAGAAGAGGGCAAGAAGCCTTACAAGGTTGAACCAAAGTTGGCAGAAGAGTTGAGCGAGGATAAGCATCAAGGCAGAGAAGAAACTCCTATGCCTTTTCCAGATGCTAGGGATCAACATTTAATCAATAAGAACCTTAACAAGGCAACGGGAGGAAAATAATGGCAGACGAACATAAAGGCTTCAAAGTTGTTTTGAGTTATGATGTTCAAAAGACTTTCTATGTAGAAGCCGAGAACGAAGACGAGGCATACGACAAGGCATACGCCGGTGAAGGTGAAGTTGAAAACGAAGATTGGGAATATAGAGACCATATAGAAACGGAGGAAGTATAATGGCGACTAGAGCGAGGATAGGTATAAAACAGAAGAGCGGAAGAATCATAGCATCGTACCAACATTGGGACGGATACCCAGGAGGACTAGGATACAACCTATGTGAAAATTGGGAGAACCCAAAGAAGGTCACAGATGCAATCAAACTAGGTGACTCATCCAAGTGGGGAGTGATCATAGGTGAGAAGCATGACTTCGACGCAGACAGACATGGTTCGGACTTTGAGCATATGAATTGCTATTATATGAGAGATCGAGGCGAGAAGGATTGTGGATACAAGATCTACAAGGACGAGGCTGAATACATCAGAGAAGGATTTAGATCAGGAGAACAGTATGTATATCTTTTGAAGGACACAGGTGAAAAGAACTACCTGAACAAGCCGAAGTTCACTTGGTACTATGTGGAGAGCAGATACACTGATCAGGGCAAGGAAGTGATAGATGACGCTTTCAAGCCATTAGAAAAATATGCGATACTAGAACACATCGACATCTTGAAGAGAACATTAGAAATGATGGAAGACAGGAGGGTGGCGTAATGTCGGTCCATATCAGATACAGATTCCTAAAGGAGAAGGATGACTATCTAAAAGATGAGAAAATGACTAGAGGATACACTTTGGTTGAAACTCATATAGAACATCCTTTTCATGTCGTATTGAAAGAATTCTACAAGGACTTCAAAGGCAGAGGCGTTCAAATTTTTAACATTTGGAGAACACCTGCAGGCGAGGCCAATTACAGAATGGAAGAAGAAGAGAGGAGAATGAGTGAGTAAAGTGAAAGCGGTTGCATTATCTTTTGGTGATGCCTGTGTTTTCGCATCGTACACGGTCTTACCTACAATGGTATTTCTTTGGGCGATCGGATTCATTGAATTGAACATATAAGGAGAAGGCTAAATGCCTAAAAAAGAAAAAGTTTGGACCATTGGAATGCCAAAGGGGTCTATTGGCCCTTTTGTGTGGCAGGTATGGGTTAAAGGTTCAAGTAAGCCTACCAGGGTGATTGCATTCGACCTGAATCACATTAAGAACCAATTGGAAGGCAAAAAGGTGGTCAAAGCAATTAAACAAAAAGAAAAAGAGGAACCAATAAAAGATTCAATACCCTTAGGTCCAAAAGGATACAAGGGAAGTTCTAGGCCTGCTGACTATGATGTAGGATTCAAGATACTGAGGGATTGGGTGGACAAGAACGGTGGACCACCGGAAGAAATAAGGAAGAAACTTCGTGAACTTTGGATAGACTACGACAGAGCACCGCAAAAAACCACAAGATATAGTGCCAAGAAAAGAGGTCGGCACAAGATATAGTATCAGATCGAGGTTGACCGTATGAGTATCCATGTTATTATGAAGTATAAATGAAGGAGTTGAAAATGCAAAAAACAATAGAAGAAAACAAAGACCTTTTGAAGTTCAATGCAGAAGGAGTACATCCGGCAGATATGTTCTTGAATGCGAGAAAAGTTGCCATCAAGGCTGTTGATGATTATATGAAAGATAAAGAGGAGCCAATGTATTGTGGTTTCGCCAATGTTTCTATTCATCCGGCAAGAGGCAGATTTGTTTCTTTTATGAAGAAAGCGGACATAGGTTCAAATGGTTATAGAGGTGGTTGGAGAATATCTTATTATGATATCATGCCACAAGACCACCAATACAGACACACTCAGTCTTTGGACATCAAAGAAGTTGCCACGGAGGCATTCAGAGATGAACTTAGAAAATACGGTTTGACCGTATATGCGGAAAGCAGAGCCGACTAATGCAAGGGACATTAGAATTCGTATTACAAACGGCAAGGGGGGTTATGGCCTCCCTCGCCCTTTCATACGAAGTCGAGACAGGCGTGAGTGTTGATGAAGCGGAATTGAAATGTATGGCGGAGAACATCTACTTTGAAGGTAGAGCGGAACCAATGGTGGGCAAGATCGCGATAGGCCATGTGGTTATGAACAGAATTCAAGATGACAGATTTCCAGATACTATATGTGGAGTGGTGCATCAAGGACCAGTTAGGGAAAGTTGGAAGACAAAGAAAGACCCCACCCTGGCTGACAAGGATAGAAAGTTTTATCCAATTAAAAACAGATGCCAATTCAGTTGGTGGTGTGATGGACAGAAGGATATTGTTTGGGCGACATATATGAACGGTGAAGTGATAGAATCAAACATGACGGCTTGGAGGGATTCAATCCATGTCGCTTTATTCATAATGAATGGTGACTACTCGATTGACCCAACAGACGGCGCTGTCTTCTACTACAACCCACACATCGCGAACCCAGGTTGGGGGGCGTTGTACGAGGAGACGGCTATGATAGGTAATCACAGATTCATGAGGGACAGGTAATGGAACAGGTACCTAAGAAATGGGAGATAGAGTTGAAATTGCCAAAGGGATTGACCAAGACATTCGTGTATTCCACAGATGGCAAGAACATCTTGGACAGGTTCAAACCAGAATATGAATGCAAGGTGATAGGAATTATGGAGGAGAAAAATGAAGAAGAGAAGAAATAGACTTGAAAGAAAATTGGATGAGTATAACCACACGATGGAGTTGATAAGAACAATTCTGCCGGTTGCAATTTTAGTGATCCAAGTTATAATCTTAATGAAGGTGATATGATGAACAGACCATGGAAGATAATACAAGAACTGGAATCGGATAACAGCCGATTGAAGAAAGAAGCAATTATTAGAAGAGAATCCGATGCAGATAATATTAGGTTCTTTGATGGTGCTTGTATGGCTTTAGATGGATTTAGAACATTTGGTGTTCAGAAGGTTCCAGTTGCTGAAAAAGATGGACCCGGCATACCTGAAGCAGAATTCCTAGATACTATTAAAAAATTAGAAGAAAGAACTTTAACAGGTAATGAAATGAGAGATAAGATTGAAGACTTGTGTAATAGATCTAAGATGGAAGAGTGGAACGATTGGTACAGAAGAATTTTAATCAAAGATCTAAGATGTGGTGTCACACACAAGACAATCAATAAACACTCAACAATGAAGGTGCCTGTGTTTGAGTGTATGTTGGCAGACGATTCCAAGAAACACGAAAAGAAGATGACGGGTGAAGTGTATGTTGAACCCAAACTAGATGGAGTGAGGGTGATCACCATATGTGATGTGGACAAGGACGAAGTAAAGATGTTCTCAAGGAACGGAAAAGAATTGAATAACTTTCCTCGGATACTAGAACAATTTGATTCTATGTTGGATCAGATGTCAGAGAGCATGGTGTTCGATGGCGAGGTGATGAGTGATGACTTCCAGACTCTTATGAGAGAGATACACAGGAAAGGTGGTGCAAAGACGGATGATGCGGTGCTTAACCTGTTTGATTGTATGCCACTTGAACACTTCAAGGAAGGTGGATCAAATAACACTTTGGGCCAAAGAAAAGAATGGTTAGATCAATATGAATTTGGTCCTAACATCTCAAAGGTTGAAGTTGTGAAAATGGATTTGAGTGATGACGATGGGCAGAAGCAGTTCGCGGATTATAACAAATTATGTATAGACAAAGGATTCGAAGGAATAATGGTGAAACCAATCGCGGGCGTCTATGAGTGTAAAAGGTCTAGCCTCTGGTTGAAGGTTAAGCCGTTTATAGAAGTATCTTTGACAGTGACAGACACAGAAGAAGGAACAGGCAGGAATTCAGGCAAACTTGGTGCTCTTATAGTTGAAGGCACAGATGACGGCAAGTTCATCAAGACCAATGTTGGGTCTGGTTTGAGTGACGCAGACAGAGAAGAATTTTGGACATCCAAAGACAAATTGATCGGACAAGTTGTAGAAATTAGAGCGGATGCAATCACACAGAATCAAAACGCCACTGATGAATGGAGTCTTAGATTTCCTAGGTTCCTAAGATTCAGAGGATTTGATAAGGGGGAGAAACTGTAATGGCAAAGAAGAAAAAGAAACAACCAACCAAAAGTAAGAAGCCTAGAAAGAGCAATCGGGTTCTTGAGGGATATTACATCGATGACAAGGGCATCAAAGTCCTTTACAAAAATAGATGGGGAGGATCTATATGACAAACAAAATAAACATGGTAATCAATTTATCAATATTGGCTCTGTTAATCTACCTGTCTGTGGCTGTGAAGCAGTTGCAGGACAAGGTGTTTCCAGATCCAAATGTGATGATACCATTGATGGGATATGACAATTCCAAACAGGAGTTGGAACACAACATCAGACAATTCTTAAACAACGCCTTGAAAGAAGCGATCAACGAACAGGAGAAATAACATGGACAGGATCACAGAAATATTATCCAACATTGACCTAGAGGAAGAAAAGGATGAGGTCAAGGAGGAGTATGTGGACGACTGGTATTGCATGGATTGTGAACACGGTCCAATGACGGAATCAGATGATAAATGCACCAGATGTGGCGCCAAGAACAGCCAGTACCAAAATGAAGAGATCACTGGTTGGGAGGATGAAGATATCGAATCAGAAGTGGAGGAAATATGGTAGACAATAATGTAGAAGAAAACTATTCGTCTCACGACTGGAGAAAGAACACACATGAAGCAATCGTGACCAATGGTGATAACTTCATGCCAGTGAACACGGCGAAAGTTATTTTCAAAAATCCTAGGTCACTCCAGCAGGAAGAGGTAGACCTAAGCAGGTTGATCAGGGTGTTCGTGAACAATCAAACCAACCACAGGAAGAGCATCAAATAGAGGAGGACAAATGGTACAGACAATGACGCAAGACGTGAAGGACAGGATAGCAGACCTGGAGAGACAGAAGATCGAGTTGCAGAACAGGTTGGAGATGTTATCCTACACCAATAATATGGTTAGAATGGTGGAGATTGAGCAAGAAATTGACGAGATCGAGGACACTATTGGCAAATTATTGCCATAAAATGGAAGGTTTTGCCAGGTTGACCGTATTACCATCCATGTTATACTGAAACTATAAGCATTAACAAAAGGAGTTGAAAATGATGCAAAGAATACAAAGGCTAATATTAGATTTCGTAGAAGACACGAATCTAACAGAAAGAGCAGAAATCGTTCACGGTAGTTTATATGTGAAGTTGAAGGATCCAAAAGGGTTCGATGATTTCCATAGAGAACTTAGAACTTTTTTCAAGCAAGAAATTGACAACACAGGTGGCGTGAATATGTACGCCGTAGGTGATGAGTTCGCTTTTGACTTCGTTCCAGAAGACAGGGAGACTCCGGTTTTCGTTGAGCCATATTCAGAAGATCAGTTCTCTGGTAAAGAAGAGATGGATCCAACTGAAATGGATTATGGAACTTACTCAGAGGCAAGTGCAGAAGGTCTAGCAGACTTCGGACTTGATGCAACGGATCTAACAGAGCAAGAAGAAGCAGAGTTAGATGTGCTGATGAACCTACAGGCAGAAAGCCAGAGGGGGAAGTAATGGACATATTGAAACCGAACCCACCGTTTCCGGTCGAAGTTATCGACACCAAGCCAGTCGAGGTTGCCAACCCATTCTCAGGCGAGAAGGTGATGTTGGAGCCGATCGCTGTCGCGGTGTATGATTGCATCAAGGGAGCGGAGATGATAGAGGACTACAACATCGTTGAAAAAGGGATCGAGTGGTTCCAGAAACACTATCCAAAGGAATACATGGTCCTATTGGACTAAAGGAGGACAAGATGAACAGACTACAATGGATAATGAAAGAGATTTATAAAGACGGAAAGAAGAATTACAGATTTTTCATCAAGGGCGTGTTCTTGACGACGGCGATGATCGCCCTGATCAAGATATTGATCGCTTTTGACCTAAGGGATTGGTTCCTGCCTATCGTGGCGGTGGTGGTTCCTGTGGGAATGTTGTACCACTGGTATTCAATGAGTTATGACATGGAGCAGAAGAGCATAATCAAGAACCTGAAAGGCAAGAAGTGAGGCAGAGGACACAGCGGGCGATCGCTGACAACGGACTACCACTCAAGATAGTGAGTGACTGGACGGAAGATGTCTACACCAACCAGGACCAATACGGCAACATCGAAACGGTAGAGGTGAATGGTTGGAGGGTCAGGATCAATGGAAAGGTGTATCCTAGGCAGTTGGGTGAAGATGGCATTGATTGGACCTACAGATACACCACAAAAGACAGGGATCAGGCCATAAAGAATGCCCTACAAGATGCGAGGTTGACGATATGGTAATCCATGTTATAATGAATTTCGTCTTAGGCGACGGGACTAGACAGACTGAAAAAAACAAAACAGTCGCCATAACAAATGAAGGGAGAAACAAAAGATGAAGACTTATTATTTTTGGGTGACACTACCAGGCAAGGGACCGATGAAGGTCGCAGAGGACGGTAGAACATCCATAGAGGCCAAGAGCATCGTGGAGTCTAGATTTCCACAGGCGACGACGATTTTACTCGCGGAGGGATTCTAATGGAACCACAGGCATCGAGTTCTAAGAAGCATTTCTGGATATCCATATTCAAGAGCATCTTCAGGCTTGGTGCCTGTTATGGACTATGGTTGGTGGGCCAGGACATGGGCAACATGGTCCTGCAGACGACGGCTGTATTCTTTGGCATCGCGGAGGTGCTGGGGATCGTGGAGGAACTGTAGGCCAGTTGACAGATCCCAAAATGATGTTAAAATTAAAAGAAAAGGAGTTGAGATGAAAGAAGAAATAAAGATCATAGACGGAACATTCAAGAAAGATGATCCACACCAGGACATCGGTAAGCAGAAATTCAGAGTAAGAAAGTCATATACGGCCTATGTTGAATATGATGTGGTCGCGAATAGCAAGGAAGAGGCAGAGTCGGCTGTATCAGAACATGGCGGTATTGACAAGATTGAATGGCAAGAAGGATACTACGGTGATGAGCCTGTAGAAGTGTATGCCTCAGATTGGAATTCAGATTATAGTTCAGAGAACGGTGACTTCACCAAGAAGGTTGCTGAATGTGTTCCATACGAAGATTGGGACTCTGACACAGACCAACATTTTGACAATTATGAAGATCCTGAATGGACATCAGATGAATACAGATGGACACAGGAAGAGAAGGAAGAAAAAGTTGAAAACTCTAACCTATCGGAGGTACCGTTTTAATGGGAACTAGATTGAAAGACATAATTTTTGACAGGCACGAAGACCTGCTCTGGCAAGACGAACACGCGATGTCATTGACTCCGTATGTGATGGCGGAGAGATGCCTACAGGTTGAGGCGTGGAAGATATATGACAGTTATCAGAAAGGGGACTACTCTACACTGACCTACATACTGGAAGGTGGGTTCAAGGGTTTCCATAACATGGACTCTTCGGAACTGATAGAGGAGTACCGGGAGATAGAATCTCAGTGGTACCAATTACAGGCAGACAATGAATTGGAATGGGAACCATACGAGGATGACCCTATCCATGCTTTGAACGAGGAGAAGGTGTAATGGGAACCTTTACTGTCGCAACAGGATTTGGAATGTTGGCCCTCGGCGTGGCAGTGACCATGTCGATAGCGATCACGGGATTCGTCATCATCAGGTCACAGGCCAAGAAGAAGGTGGAGACCGAGAACAAGAGCGACATCGAGAAACAGATAGAAGGATTAAGGAGGTAAGCAACGATGAACACGATAAAAGAGTACATCATGATTTCCATAATGGCGATGGCCATAATGATCATGACCGGAGTTGCGAAAGCGGACAGTGACATGACCACTTTCGGTGATTTCGTGTCTGCCTTGGCGAGTGTGCCGGGCAAGATCATCAACCATGTGAAATCCGAGGCCGAGGACATCAAGCAGTACCAACAGGACAGTTGGACGGATGCCAAGAGCAAGTGGCCTTTCAAACAGAATTCCGCGGAGTAATGGCGGATATGATCGGGCGGGAACTTTCAACTCATTCAACTCGCCCGCCCGGTCTTAGATTACCAAAAGGAGTTGACGGAGTTCGAGAAGGCATTATAATAGTAGAAAACAAACAAGGGAGGACTTTTTGAAAAAGTATATTAGAATAGAACAAGGCACCTATCGCAATCAGGACATGAGCGGTCGGGTGTTTCCAATCATTAAAGATTACCAGGCATTCGCGGGCAAGGAAGGTGGCTTCGTCACCGTTGATTGCTCGGAGTTCGATGGCTTCGAGGGACTGGACAAGGCAAGGATCAATGTTCCTGGCATAGCGGAAGTGCAGATAGTACCGGAAGGTGCCTACATCTCACACCGTGATGAATTACAGAAGACGGTGGCGCAAGACACACCGGCAGACACAGAATCAGATGAACAGGCCATAGAGCGGATCGCGGCCAGATTCAGTATCCTGGACGAGATGGCGGATGCAGTTGCCACCAGCAAGGTGCGAGCGATGATAGTGTCTGGACCCCCAGGCATCGGCAAGTCATACGGTGTTGAGAAGGCACTGGAGAAGCAGAATATGTTCGAGGACATAGCGGGCAGGTCGAGACGTTTCGAGATGGTGAAGGGCGCCATGAGTGCCATAGGGCTCTACAAGAAGTTGTACGAGCATTCAGGCAAGGGTCATGTGGTGTGTTTCGATGACTGTGACGCCATACTGTACGATGACCTGGCTTTGAATCTACTCAAGGCCGCTCTGGACACGACTCCGAGGAGGACCCTACACTGGAACACGGAATCGCGAACACTGATGGCAGAGGGTATGCCCAACAGTTTTGAGTTCAATGGCGGTGTGATATTCATCACCAACATCAAGTTTGACAATGTGAAGAGCAAGAAGTTGCAGGACCACTTACAGGCCCTACAGAGCAGATGTCACTACCTGGATCTAACAATTGATTCGATGCGGGACAGAATGCTCCGTATCAAGCAGATATGCCGGGCGGGTATGCTGGACAAGTATGCGATGGGATCTGAGACAGAAGCAGACCTGATACAGTTCATCTTAGACAACAAACACAAACTCCGGGAGATATCACTGAGGATGGTGCTGAAGATCGCTGACCTCTGGAAGATGGCGCCGGACAAGTACAAGATGCTGGCGGAGAACACCTGCATGAAGGCATCGTGACGTGACCCAATTGTTGTACTACTCAGGCCTGGCGTTGGCGGGACTCACTCTCGCCTACTTCGCCCTGGACATGGCAGTCTGGACCCTGTACTGGCTGGTGAACCTATTCTAGAATTCCATACGGTTGGACCTCCCTTCAACCAGGAATCGCCCTATGCGGAGCAATCGGTGTAGGGCGTAAAGCAACACGGGGGAGTGGTGGAATTTGGTAGACACGCTGGTCTTAGGAACCAGTGCTTAACCGCGTGAAGGTTCGAGTCCTTTCTCCCCTACCATGTGCCGCCATAGTTAAGTGGTATAACAGGCCCTTGGTAAGGGTCAATCGCAAGTTCGATTCTCGCTGGTGGCACCACAATAATCAACACACAGAACTGGTAATTGGTAAGGCAGGCAACGACCCGCGTCGAAGACGATGCGTCCGCAAAAAATTTCAAGGGGTTCATATGCTTTGGTAATCGGGGGATATGCCAACTAATCTTCGCAGAAGATTTGCGTAAAGACGATTTTTGACACCTTCGCCTACCCTATCCTACCTTTGCTCGTGACTAGGCCTAACCGTTGATACCCGAGATACTATTGCTTGATTGATATGCCTTTATGGACGGAAACGATATAGTAGACAGCAGTTAGAAGATTAATGAATATAGGCCATACAGGGCCAAAGCATACAACACGACTGAACGAACAGTGATGCAGGGCCAACACACTGGCACACGGTCCAGGAACCGCGGACGTCTGGCTGGATGATGCTCGTCCTTGATCTCTGGTGGGTTGTGTCGCTCGTATTCTCTCTGGGTGGGCATACGAGTATTTAACACACGGTGCCCGCACGGTGGTCTGAGACGATGGAGCATTTTAACTATGCCTGCCATCCTTAGGATTTTTCTTTACCAAACTGACGCTTCGCTCACAGTATTGGGCCAGTGTGGGTCATATGACCAAGGTGCGGTCGGT